GCGAGCGGCAGCACGACGTCCCCGAGTTCGGGGTGATGGGCGCGGGTCCAGTAGACGGACATCGGCGTTACCGTCGGATCGCCGCGACCGTCACCGTGGTGACACCCGAGTAGCTGATGCTGATGAAGCCGGTGCTGGTGTTCACCAGGTTCGGGTTGAGCGGAAACTGCTTGGTCGCGCCCGCCGCGACGCTCTGCGCGGTTGCGGTACCGGCGTTTCCGGCGGGGGTCACGCCCGGGTCGGCCAGCGTGACAGTGATGGGTGAGCCGCCGCCGTTCGTGACCTGAAGGAACGAGCGGTCGTCGGTGGCCGAGGCCAGCGCCACGGTGTCGCCGCCGCCGGTCGCGGCGACCATGGTCGGCGCCAGGCCGGCCGCGGTCATCGCCTGAAGGGAGAGCAGGGCCATGTCAGGGCTCCTATGCGGGGTTTGACTTGATCTCGTATTGCGCCGTGGCGATCCACAGCGGCGGCTGGACGGTGTCGTCGCGCTGGGTTGGCTGACTCGCCGTCTGCCAGGGCGGCCACACGGCGCGGTCGGTCACCGTCAGCGGTGACGTGAGCAGCGCGACCCGGGCGGCGTCGGCGTAGGCGGACGCCTGTTCGGGGCCAACACCGACCGCCGTCAGCTGAATCGGGACGGTGATGTCTGCGAAGCGGTCGCCGATCGGGCCGGACAGATCGCCGGTTGAGCCGTGGATCACGACGCAGGTCTGATCGGCGTCCGGTCGGGTGCCGATGTAGGCATGGATCGGCGTCGGCAGCGCCTGGAGGGCAGCCTCCAGCACGGCCTGTACCGCGCGGATGTGCGGCTCGGCCGAGGCGGGGGCGGTCATCCCAGTAGCGCCTGTTCTGCGACGGCCTCACAGGCGGCCTCGAACTTCGGCGCCTCGGTGGTGAGCGCGCGGGCTCCGTCGAGTCTCGGCGGGTTCTTTGACGTGCCGAACTCAACGATGCTGCCGAGCGGGCCCTGTTTCTTGTCCTTGTCCGGGCCGATCTCGGCGCTGACGGCGTCTGGCTTGACGTCCATGTCGTAGCTGATGGCGGCCGGGAGGTGTGGAAGGTGCGGCAGGCCCGACAGGGAAGCGCGCCAGTCGTTCTTGATGTTCAACGCGCCCTTGGACACCACCGGCGGCAGCAACACGGCAAGCCGGACTCCGGCAGCTGCCAAATCAGCAGCCAGCGCCTCGGTCTCGGCCCACATCTCGCTCACTGCTGGAACTCCGCCGTGATACGCAGAGCCGTGTCGGTCGTTTCGGTCTCCACGTCGGTGAGGACCAGGGCGCGGCCAACCAGCGCCGGATTCAGCGACGCCGTGACGGTAAGCAGGTCGCGCCTGGCCACGTTCGGCGTGGCGCCCGTCAGCGGGAGGTCGACGTAGTAGCGCTGCACGTTGACCTCCGTCTCCGAGGCCTGCTCGTCGGTGCCGCGCCAGATCTTCAGGCGGCACGGGCCGGTGTAGACGGTCTCCACGTCCTCCGTGTACGACTGCGTGGCTGGGACGTAGACGCGGGTACCAGGTATGGCCCGGCTGACCGTGCAAGCGTCGATCATCAGCGCCGCGTGTGCTGCACGGCCGGCGGCGACAACCGAACTCACGGACATGGCGGGTCCGGCGGCATGACGGCCACGATGCTGAAGGCACTGGACTGGGCTGGCGTCAGGGCCTCGATGTCATTTCGGGTCATATAGATCTCGCCGGCCGACAGCATGGTGTCGCGCGTATACGAGTAGTCGTCGACCGTCTCCGAGCGCAGGCCGTTTGGGTTCCGCAGAACCCGCAGCACCATCGCGCAACACACGGCCAACGACGCCGCGGTCGGCGCCGCCTCGTACTGCGGGAAGCGGTCGAGGATGATCGCCGTAGCGTCGTCCAGCCACGCCGTGCCCTGGGTCGTCTCGGCGGCCGTGAGCGACCGACCGAGCCGGGCCGCCAGGTCGTCGACCGTCGCCAGGGCCATCGGCTACTGACCGTCCGTCTTCGGGGTCTCGCCGGATCCGTCGCCGCCGTCGTCCGCCGCGCCGGCCTTGGCCGAGACGACAGTGACGCCGTACTCCTCCGGCAGCGCCTTCAGGCGCTTGACGACCGCGGCGTCCGTGGTCTCGAACTCGCCGTCGGCGAACTGAGCCCAGACGCCCTTCTCGTCCTGGAGAGTGAGGCTCTTCAGGTGCGTGGTGAAGCGTGCCATGATGGCGTCTCCTTACGTGAGGTCCTTGATCAGGCCGTGGTAGGTCTCGGCGCCGTACTCCAGGCCGATCTCGCCGTACAGCTGCCACTTCTCGCTGGCGCCGGTCTTCGCGAGCGGCTCGGCGAACAGTAGGCCCTTGCCGGGGATCTCCAGCCACACCGGCGCGCAGACCGACAGGTCGACGATCGCGATCTGGCCGGTCGGCATCCAGCGGTCGAGCATCACGCCGAAGGTGCCGAAGTCGGTGACGATCGTGTCGATCGCGACGCCGCCGATGTTGCGGGTCATCGTCGGCTGGTTCAGCACCGCGGTGCTGTACAGGTTCGACAGCGCAACCTTCTGGCCGGGGCCGAGCAGGAAGACCGTGGAGGCCTGCGGCAGCCGGGCGCCGTTGCCGAACATCGTCTGGAGCGTCGAGTCGACGATCGACTTGCTCAGGGCCCGGGGGGTGCCCCCGTTGGCGTTGATGTTGGTCGCGATCGCGGTCAGCAGGCCGCGAGTCTTGCGCGGGGTCGAGTTGTTCGCCGGCTTCTGGTAGGTGCCGGACAGGAAGGACATCTCGATGTCGACGGCCATCGACTGAAGCTCGATCATGATCTGGTGGTCGAGCTCGTTGCCGACGGGGTTGTCGTTGTCGCCGATGTTGATGCCGGAGTACATCCCGGTCGCGGCCTGGCGGGTGTAGGTCACCTCGACCGCGCTCTGGTGGACCTCGACCACGTTGGAGATGTTGGAGCGGGAGCGCTCGGCAGCGGTCGGTGCCGCCGCGCCCTCGACCACCGAGTTGTTCGCGGTCGAGGTGCGGCGGTCCTCGGTTTGCCACTCGAATTCGACGCTCTTGGTCATCTTGCCGCCGGTCAGGCCGCCGATGGCGGACAGGAGCGGCGTCTCGGTCGGGGTGACCTGGTACAGCTCCCCGTGGTAGTTCGGCAGGTTGTATGTCGTTCCCTGCCCGGAAACAGCACCCATCAGGGGCTCCTCATCGATTGAGGCAGGGCGAACCTGCCGGGGTTACTTGCGGGCGGACTGGATTTCGCGCAGCTGGCGGGACTTCAGAGCGATCGAGGCCTTGATGTCTCCGCTGCGCTCCGCCTCGGCGATCTGCGCGGCGAGCGTCGGGATCGCGCCCGGGCGGGCACCCTGCGCGGGGTCCGGGGCCGGGGTGCGCGGGGCTGCCGGGTCGGCTGCCGCCCAATGCGGCTTGCGCTCCAGCAGGGCATCCAGCGCGACGGCGATGGCGGTGGCGTCGATCTTTCCGGAGTCGTCCAGGAAGTCGCCGCCGAGCGCGTCGACCGCGTCCTGCGGGTCGGCGAAGCGGCCAGCCGCCATGGCCTCGACGCGGGCCGCGACAGCCATTACCGTGGCCGCCTTCACGCGGTCCTCGGCCGCGGTCAGCTTCTCGGCGAGCTTCTCGGATTCGGACTTGGCCGCGTCCTCGATCTCGGCGAGCCGCTTGGCGGCGTCGGCGTTCGCCTTCGCGCGGGTCTCGTTGTCGCGGGACAACCGCTTCCACTTCTCAGCCTCAGCCTGCCAGTCCTTCGGCGGCTCCGGCGGAGTCGGCGGGTCGGCCGGTTCCGGTGCGTTCGCGGGATCTGGCTGCGGCGGGTCGGCGGACGGGTCGGGCGTCGTCATGTTTTCTCCCGTTGCGGGTTGGGATGCCGATCCCGTTGCGGGATCAGCGCAGGTAGCCGTAGCGACGTAGCAGGCTGACAGCCAGCTCACGATCACCAGCGGCATCGATGTAGATCTGCCGGACAGTCAGGCGGAGACCCCTGGTGGTCCCGCCTAGTTGCCGGCCGGCCAGACCCCGGCGCGTCATGCCCTCCGTGGTGGCCTGGACGTCGCGACCGAAGACGCGCGTCTCGTACAAGCCGCGGCGGGCGTTGACGACCTGGTTGATGTCCGCGCCCTCGCGGATCGCCCGCGCGTCCGCCTTGCCGAACCTGGCGTCCTGCTGCGCAGGCGTCAGGTGATCGAAGAGCGCGTGCGGATCAGTCCTCAGGTCGGGCCGGTTCTCCAGGGCGGGTATGCCAGTGCACGCACAGCGCGGATGCCGCTGGAAGCTGGCGTTCCAGCGGTAGAACTTCCCGGCCAGGATGATGCAGCGCGAGCAGGCCGAGCCGGAGACCATCCGCACGTAGCCGTGGACCGAGCGGGTTGCGGTCATCGCGGCCCCGGCGGCGTCCCGGCCCGCGTCGGCAATCTCGTTGCCGACCAGCATCGCCAGCTCGTTCGCGCCGGAATTCAGCGCCTCACGCACCGGTAGGCCGGCGCCGATGGCAACCTTCGTCCGGATCACCGGCACATACAGCAGCCCCGCCAGCGACCGGCCGTCGGCCGCAGTGCCGGAGAAGGCCGCGGAGTTCACGACGCCGTCGGCGGCCGGGTCGCCCTGTTGCGCGGCGACGGCAGCGGCCACGTACTGACTGGCGCCGACCGTGGCAAGGCGCTGTGCCGCGGACAACGTCCGGACCATCGCCGGGCCCGCACCGGACGCCCACGACCCGGATAGGTCGTGCTGGTCCAGCGTCAACCAGGCCTCTGCGGTCCGCTTCACCGCCGAGGCGGCGATCGAGGCCTGATGCTGGCGCCACGCCCGAGCGACGGCGCGCAGGTCGGTCACGTCAGGATCGAGGCGGGCGGTGGCTCGGGAACCGGCGGCGGGGCCGCGGCGGGCTGACCGGCGGCCCCGATGAGCGCTGAGAATTCAGACCCGAGCGCGCGATCCGATTGCTCCTGGAACTGCTGCTTCATCCGCTCCTGCTGCACGGCCGTGTAATTCAGCACGTCCCACGCGGCCTCGGTCGGAAGCAGGGACGCTGCGTGCAGCTTGGTCACCGCGTCCGCCTTCTGCGCGAACGTCGGCACCGCCGGGTCACCCCAGCGAGTCTCCAAGGACCGGGCCCGCGGGTCCCACACGCCGTTACGGATCCGCAGCACCAGGCGCATAGCCTGCTCATACGAGCCGCCCCACGCCCGTTGCAGCCGCTCGGCCCGCTTGATCAGGCGGATCTCAGAAGACCGGATCGCGTCAGCTGACGGCGGGTTGTCGGTCGACAGTCCGAGGAAGTGCGGTGGCAGGGCCGACAGCGAGGCCACGAGCCGGGCTAGCGCGTTCAGCGTGGCGTGGAAGTTGTCCAGCGCGGCCTCGGGGAACTGGCCGACCGAGACGCCATCATCGCGCGTGTTCTTCTCCGTGGCCCAAATGCGGCCGGCCAGCTGCTGCCAAGTCGAGACGGGATTCCCATTGGTGTCGGTAAAGTCCGCCTTGTCGAACCCGAGCGCCCAGCGGCGCGGCATCGCGTGGAACTCCGCGGACACCATCATGTCGGTTGCGATCTTGCAGGCGGCATCCGACAGCGGGATCACGTCGGCCAGTTCGGACACGCCGCCCGGGTTGAGCAGCCGGCCGCGGTTCACCAGCGACACCACCGGCACCACGCCCAGCTTGTGCTCATCCACGCTCTGCACGGACCAGCCGCTCGGCACCGTCTTGGCATAGTGGACCGTCTGGTCCCGCAGGTAGATGGTGGCCTTCTCATCGCGGATCGCCCCTGTGACCGGGTCCACCTCATACCAGCGCTTCATCGCCGCCCGGACTGCGCGTGTGGCCGGCTCGTAGTCGACCTCCATCTGAAGCGGCGATTCGACAGTGACCAGCGGCGTAGTAGGGTCGTCCGGGTTCGAGCCGACGATCAGGAAGCTGCGGCGCATCACCATGGCGTCCACGTGCGCCTGCTGCGAGGCCTCATCGAGGTTGTTCGCCTGCCAGATCCGCCACAGCTCGTCGGCGGTGGCCTGATCGGCGTCGTCCTGCTCCGGCGTCGAACCGGGGACGGCGAAGCGGAAGCCCTCCACGTCCAGGCGCTGCTCGACGGAGTCCACGACCAGTCGCGGCCAGTTGATCACGACCTGGCGGACGCGCTCGCCAATCTCAATCACCAGCTGCGGATGCATGTACGCCAGCGGCTGGAGACCCTCGTAGTAGCGGTCCAGGGCCTCAAGGTCCGGCAGCAGTTGAGTGTGGCGGCGCGTCAGCAGGACAAGCCACTCCTGCGGCGTCAGATCCATCAACCCATCACCACCATTCGACTGCTCTTGGGGGGCTTGTTCAGGCCGGCCGCGATCGCATCGCCCGCGGCTTCGTGGGCGAGGATCGAACAGATGGCCAGGTCGATCTTCTGTTCCACGGAGGCCTTGCGGAGCACGTAGCGATCCGAGGGCCGGGCCGACTTGCGGGCGTTGGCCACGTGCGCACCGGTGACCGGACAGCCGTCGTGGCGGAAGGTCGTGCCGTCCTTGCGGACGTCGGTCACCATCCGCTCGGCCGCCGCGTGCATCGGGACTTCGCGGTGCGTGTACCAGCGGATGACCTTGCGGTCGCCGTACTTCGCAGCCCAAGTGTCGATCTCGGTCTCCCAGTACCGGACGTCGCAGTAGGCGCGCACCACGTCGTAGCGGCGCATCAGGTCGTCCATCGCGGTAGAGATCTCCAGCCGCGGCATGCGACCGTCCCACTCCGCGGCGTTCCAGTAACACGGGCGGTTGTCCGGGCCGTAGGTCGGCGTGAACTGGTAGCCCGACAGGGTCTCGGCGCGGATGCCGGTCCAGTCGTCGACTTCGGAGCCGTCGAAGCCGAGCACGATGCGCGGTCGCGTCGGCAGCTGCACATTGTCGATCGCCAGCAGGTCCCACTCATCGCGGGCCAGCCACGAACCGGTGCCGGCCACGATCCTGTTGAGGTAGAACCGTTCGGCCTGCGCAGGGTCGTTCTCGGCGATCTCCAACAGCTCGCCGTCGATACGGTCGATGCTCACCCAGCCGCCGGGACGCTTCGCCGAGTCGCCGTAGGAGATCCTCAGAGCCCGTCGGCGCTCCGCACGATTCGTCAGCGGCACCGGGGGCGCCATGCGGTGATCGCGGTAGATGTCCTTCGCCGCGGACTCCGAGATGCGCTGAGCAACGGACTGCTCCGAGGGGTCCCACGCGTTCGTGGTCTCCACCGACCGGCCGCCGACGCCGGAAAGGTTCCGGCGCTGTGTCGCGGCGATCGCCCAACCGCCGTTGGCCTGCAACCAGCAGTGCGTCTCATCCTGCACGGCGAAGGTCAGGCGCTGGCCGAGGCGGGCGTTCTTCGATGACGTCACCGGCTCGATCAGGCCGCCGCCCGGGATGTTGATCCGCGTGACGCCGGTGTCCGGGATAACGTCGGCGAGCGGGCCTTCCTCAATCATCGGCTGGAGCGCGCGGTAGACGTTGTCCGTCTGGTCCTCGCTTGTCGCGGTGACCTGGATCCACGGTGTTGCCCAGGGCTGGCCGACCGGTTCCCCGGCCGCATCCCAGCCGGCGAACCGGACCGGGCCGACAGCCTCAGCGCAGATCATCGCAGCGGACAGCGGGCCCTTGCCCCATTTCTGAGGCCGGACGAGCTGCGAGCGGCGATAGGACCAGGCGGCTGCCCAGTCCTCGGCGGTCGCGACCGGCTTCAGGCGGTAGTGCCACGCCAGGAAGGCCCACATCTCGTCGGTGAGCGTGTACGGCTCGCCAAGGCGGTCGCCGTCGGGGATGACGCAGTGCTCTTGGATCCACGCCCCGACCTCCCAGCCCAAGGAAGGGAACTCACCGGCGTAGTCCGGGCCACGCCAGGGCACCTACTGCCCCGCGGCGGCCGGATCCACCAGGTGCATACGGCGCTGGACGCTGGTCTTGGGCTTCGGCGCCGAGCGCTGCTCGCGAGCCTCGGCAAGCTCATCGGGAGCGATCTCCCAGCGGAGGCGAAGCATGGCCTGCGGTGACAGTCCGAGGCGGTCCTCAATCTGGCGTACCTCGGCCGCGGCCTTCGGTTCGCCAACGTCGGCCTCAGCGAGCAGGACGACGTAGCGGGCGACAATGCGGACGCAACCCACGCCGAGACGCTCCCAGGCTGCCGCCTGCGGCGTTGACCACAACTCGGCCCAGACCTCGGGGTCGTAGCCGGCGCCGGACAGTGGCCAGCGCGGCGGATCCCCCTGGCGACCCTCGACGGGCAGCCGGGTCATGGCGATGGTCGGGTTGGTGCGACGACGCTGAGACGCCGGCTTCGGCGGCGGCCCCATTCCACTCATCATCTTCTCCTATGCCGTTGCGGCAGTTGCCGGGCGTTGCGCTCAGCGAGTCAGGAGTTGGTCGGGCAGCCGGTCGCCCTTTGCGGAGTTGCATCGCGCATGGGTGATCCGGACGTTGTCGGGGTCGTGCTCGCCGCCCTTACTCAAGGGCACGACGTGATCGGTCGTTGCACTCTCTGGATCCGGCCAGACCAGCGAGCGGTCTATCGGCCGCTCGCACAGGTAGCAAATCCAGCCGTCGCGGTCGCCGATGGCCTCGCGGACCACGGGGCGGCCGGTCGAGGCGGCCTTCTTGGCCTGCTGGCGCCGCTTCCACCGCTCCTTGCGTGCCTCGGTCCACGGCTCCTGCTTCTGGCGGCCGTCAACCCGGGACTCGCGGTTCCACAGCACCTTGCCGTGCCGCTCGCAGCATGCCCGCTGGTTGGTCTGTTGCGGCTGGTAGCGCTTGCCGCACTCGGGCAGTTCGCAGGTGCGCTCCGACAGCGGCTCGGCTAGACGCCGGCCTCGGGCTACCTCGATGCAGCGCTTGGAACAGAACTGTGCCGAAAGCTGCATGTGGGAGATGTCGACCCCGCAGGTTGCGCACGCCCGCGATATCGGACGGACCTCGTCGGGGTGGCGAATCTTCCAGACTCGGCACTTCTGGCTGCACCAGCGCTTCGGATTCCGGTCTCGCGGACCGACCTCCAAGGGCGCGCCGCAACCAAGGCACAGTCGTTCTTCCACTTCAACTCCCAGAGATGGCGGAAGCCCCGGCATCTCTGGTTGCCGGGGCTTCCTTCCTGCGGGGATCAGCCGCAGGCGCTTATGGGTTGAGCAAGATCAATGAAAATGGGGGACCCGTAGCCGGGGGCAAGCACC